TATAAAAGAAAATGTCATTTTCTTTTTAAGCTTTCTACATCACGACACCCATTTGGGTTTTACCAACGGCGGGGCATTCGTACGGGCTCTGGGCAAATTGAACGGCTTCGTAATGCGTATTTTCACATGATTTACTTGTTGGTTGCGTGGGCTGACCAACAAACTTTTCGAGTGTCCTGGAGTTAGGATCGTACGTCAATACAAAAACGATGGCAAGGAGAAATACTACTGTCCAAAACATCTTTTAATAAATGCAGAGAAGATTTAGTTCGAGTAGAGGAGACCACCCATACCGTTTTCAATGCGAAGCACATTGTAGTTTACGGCATAGAGGTTGTCGTCTGAGTCTAAAGTATCGTTGATGATACGAGCCGAATCAAGACGGGAGAAGTTCAGCGAACCAGTGGGCTGGAGTTTACCGGCATCAAGGCAGAATGGGTAGAAGAATAGAGTCTTGGCTGTTCCCAGGGATGCGTTAGTGGTATGGTAATACGAAGTTACGGTGGAATAGTTGGGATCAGCATATTTGAAATCGGTTACATCGGTACCATTGATTTGAAGCTTGAGCTTGTTGGTATCACCGAGAATCGCCATAGCAGCCGCCTTACCGGCGGCGATGTACTTCACGGGGTGGTTGAAGTTCAGCTCCTGGATCTTGGTGGTGGAGGCAACCGCCTTCTGCACCTGGGTGATGAGCATGTTCTGGGGCTGGGAAGCGAACACCTCACGTTCATCAGTGTCAAGGTAGGCGTAGTTGGTGAAAACATCCCACTTGTCAGTAGCCGCCGCGGAGCCCCAAGTGATCCGGAGTTCCACATCATGGTACTGGAGGGAGATGAGAGGGATGGCGGTCTGCCAGTTCTCACAGAAAGCAAACCTGAGGGGGTAGAACCTGTAGGCTGTAGCACCGTTGACCAGATCAGCCGAAGGTGATTTGGAAGCGGTGGTCGCAGAAAGACGGGGAGCAACCAGGGTAGAGTAGGTGGAATCCTGTTCATCAATCACCTGACCACCGACAAGGAGTTCAACCTTGGCAATTTTTCCCAACCAATTGGCTTGGGTGTAAGCGACGGTTTTGGTACCATCATTGGGGACGAGATAGACATACCCGAGCATATCACCCTTGCGCTCGAAGCGGACGGTGGACATACCACCATTGGCGACGTTGCCCTGGATGACCTGACGTTCGACAGTTTGGGAAAAGTTTGTGTGACGCTTGTAGTTCGACCTGAAAAAGCTTACTTCGGGCTGACCGACAAGATGCACATCCTGGGCACCGACAGCAACAAGTTGGGCAATACCACCAGACATTTTATAATATAGTGAGACTTTATTTTTAAGCTTCGAAGACTTACAAACTGGGATACAATTTGGAAGAAATGATAGGGAAAGGGGACAAATCAACTTCGTTGATTGGAACGAGGGACTTAGATAGCATCTGTACATGTTTTCATAGTTTTAAGTTTATTATAGAGGAGGTCATAGACGTTTCCTGTGGGGGGTGAGTTGGATTTAACTTCGACCTGGATATTCCCAATGCTTATAGAATCACTCGCGCGTAGCGCTTGACTCACCCACATCGTGAAGCGACCCTCGGTGACGTACTCGATAGTCGAATTGGTCGTGGTCGTGATCTCACCTGTTTCGGGATCAGTCTCATCATGTTGGCTAAAATTTACATTTTTTTCTATCCTGATATCATTCTCACCCACTGAAGCATATGGGTCAGTAACAGTGAGTCCATTGGGGAGCGTAATCGTTTCCTTGATGATGACCCCCATTGTTTTATTATATTAAGATGTTATTTTTTAAATGATAAAGTTCGGGATTAGAGATATTGAGGACTTGTAGGCCATATTATACTATCCCATGATGTAGTAGGGTCATTTACCGTGGAAGGTAAATCACGTAAAACCTGACGATACACAGCCCATTGAGTTTTTTTCGTATCACTCAGATGGTTATCTGGTAGTTGTGTCCAATCAGATTCGGCTAATTTTATACTACGCTCCTCACGAACACCACATCTCATTCCACCTATTTTTTGTTCGTCTGTTAAATTTAATGTATTCATTGTTTTAATTTATACATATTTAATTATTCATTAATATCCTGCACACATCATGCTTAAGTCCATGAGCCAATCAGCCTCACTTTAGCAGACACAGCATTCGCCGTGCCAGTGCTCTGGGTGTTTGTCATCTGGATACCATGAGCTTGGTAATTTCCCCCCGTCGGAGTTACTGCACTCTCTACAAATGAAAACGCCGAAATAGTCCGGAAGTGATAAACTTGGGTCGCCGCCACAACTTGGTTGGAATTCCATGGAGCATATATCCGCTGCGCACCACCTTGCGTGGATGAATACCAACTTGCAGCACCAATCCATAATACCTGGGAACCGCCAGCCACGTACGAGTTCCAGGCAACTGTAACGAGATAGTTGTTACCACCAACCACGAGGCTACTATAATCTGCAACCTTTATAAATGTCCCCGCGCTTATGTTCAGGTTCGCAGCGGAACGAATTAACACACCAGCAGTGACAAGTCCAGTGCAACCTATATGCCCAGCCACATCTAATACTTGAGTAGGAGCAGTCGACCCGATGCCGACGTTGCCGCCCAGGTTGATTCTCATACGTTCTTGGTTAAGAGTGTTAAATGTCATATTCCTATCAAAATCTGAATTGCCTGAATACCCACATAAATCAATATACGTTTTACTTGTTGCATCGGCTGCACTACCATTGTTATAACCACCCCCCGATAACCTGAGGAACCCTGCACTCCCCGTACCAGGGCCGCCACGTATTTCAGCATTAGCCAGTACACCACCATCATTTGCGGGTCTTGTTCCATGTCCACCCCCAGTAAGAATTACCGCACCTTTCACATCTAACTTTGCACCCGGAGCATCCGTCCCGACACCGACGTCTCCAGCATTTGATATAACCATTCTAACATCAGATAGCGCCACTCCGTTATTATCGGAGCTACTATCGACGCAAAAATGTAATTCACCACGCCCGTTCCCGGCGGTCCTTTCGAAAAATATACCAGCTTTTGCTTTACCTGTCGAGCCTTCGTTGCCTGCGGCGACCCCAAATGTAATCTGAGCAGTTCCGGAAGCACCAGTCTGTTTTTCGATAAATAATCCAGTGGTTTGTCCGTTCGACGCCTCAAATATATGTAAATCGTCTTTGGGAATCGTCGTCCCGATGCCGACGCCGGTACCTTGTCTTAAAACCATAGTGTCGTTTTGAAGTGATAGGTCAGCCCAAGCACCATAATCACCCCTATGTCCTCCAACATGAGGTTTTCCCACCATTGAACCAAATACGAGAGTGTTATACGAAGAAGTAGCCCCCCCTATTCTCGCCGCTATTTGATGACCAGATGCGGAAAGATTTTCATGTACAACTAATTTCTCAGCCGGAGCCGCCGTCGCGATGCCGACGTTGCCACTGTTATTGATATTCATAACTTGCAAGTCTGTATTACCACTTAGAGTATGGAAGGATAATCCAGAACCAACACCTTGTGAAAGAAATCCCTTTACTATACCACCATATCCAGCAGCCTTCTCGATTCTTAAACCGGTGCTACTGGTTCCACTATTAGCCGCACTAGTGATAAGTCTCGCCAAGATATAGTCTGCAGCTTGTGAGGTGTCTTGAAGGTCCAACTTATAATCCGGATCATTCGTCCCGATGCCGACTTGGCCCTGGAATGTGTTGATATTAGTCATGGACAACTTGTTATTATAACTCCACAATTTTTTTAGCAGTCTGGGACGCTCCTAAAAAAATGGTTCTAGAAAGATTTGGGTACATTCATATCCTGATGCATCATGTGTTTTTTTTACGATACTTAAATATAAATTATTTATAAATGTCTAACGATATTGTTAAAAAGATGATTCGAACAGTTGTCAAGATTTATTTAGATGCAGGTGTTCGGACGATACCTACATATAAAGAAATACACGAGGAGTTTGAAATTTCATATGAAGGTTACATTACCAAAGGAATGATAAGAGAAACACAATGGCATATTGCAGATTATTTAGATAAAAATCACCCAGCTGTGTCTGACGAGGATATGTTTCATGTTAATGAGCTTATTGCATGGTGGTACAGATCTGATCGCAGTCAGGTTTATCCCCATTATTACCCCGAGCTTGACATGTATGATGAATAATAGTACCGTATAAAATGATTAATATCCAAACGTAGCTAGTGCGTCACCATTATGGGCAATTGCATGTACTCCACCACCTGAGGTTGGAGACATGTATTCAACGAAAACATGAACATTACCAGAAACCGCCATATTCCCTGAAGTGTATAGTGCAACCGTATTAGCTGTAGTACTTACATTTGACGCCCATGGTGTAGCGTTGTCAGTTGTACCAAAAATAGTTTGCTGACCCACTGAAATTACATTACTACCCGAGTTGATACTCCCTGCCTGAGAACCACCATTTACATCGAGTAATATGGTACTCACATGTTCATTTCTATCAACAAGGGTAGCTGTAATTTTTGCGTGGAATATATTGGAAGTAAAGTGAATGTTTGTTGTGGGGGATACACTCGCGGGCATACTATTCGATAGACTGTACGTCTTTCGTCCCAGACCCCCAGTGTTTGTAATGAGACCCCCAGTGACATAGGCGCGTTCCCCGACGAACACATCCTTCGCTATACCGACACCACCAGCTGCCTTGAGAGCACCTGTAGTTGATGATGTCGATTCAGTTGCATTTGTTAGGGTCACCACACCATCTAGGGTGGCTGCGGCTCCAAATAAGGGACCCGACACACCTGCACCACCTGCGACAATTAAGGAACCAGTTGTTTTAGAAGACGATGTGGTAGTACCATGCACCTTTGCAACACCACCCGCATGTAGGTTTTCTTGGGTACTGATACCACCTGCAACCTTGAGAGCACCTGTTGTAGCTGAGGTTGAAGTAGTATCGTCAGTTAGATTCACCACACCATCTAGGGTGGCAGCGGCTCCAAATAAGGGACCTGACACACCTGCACCACCTGCGACAATTAAGGCACCGGTGGTTTTAGAAGACGATGTGGTAGTACCATGCACCTTGGAAACACCCCCAATATGTAAGTTTTCTTGGGTACTTATACCACCAGTAACCTTGAGGGCACCTGTTGTAGCTGAGGTTGAAGTAGTACTGTCTGTCACTGTAACACTATCGGCTTCAACGTCTTCAAAGTTGGCATGTTGTCCAAATATTTGCCCGGCAACTCCTACACCACCAGCAACTATGAGAGCGCCAGTGGTTGTTGTGGTCGAGTTAGTTGTAGAACCCACATAAACATTACCAACTGCGTGAAGATTCGCATTGGGTGAGTCAGTATCTAAACCAATCCTACTCGTAGAGGCGTCAACATATAGAGTGTTGGTATTTACATAGAAATCACCACCACTCGTAATTCTGGCTTTTTCAGCGTTATTTATTTTGAAACTAACATTTTGACCAGACTTCGCATTAAGGTGTGTTGTACCAGCAGCTGATTGTTTAAGTGCATAGTTTGCTGTAGTGTTATTGTCAACATGTGCAAAAGAAGCATGGTCACTTTGACCCATAAAACCTATCGCGGAACGTCCAATATATGAGGTTTCGTCCGCATCATATCCCGCGTAAATATTACTCGTATGAATGTTAGCAGCTACACCGAGACCACCAGCAACAATCAGAGCACCCGTAGTTTTAGATGAAGAGACTGTCGTATCTGTGACATTGACACTATCAGCCTCGACATCTTCGAAGTTAGCATGTAAAGCATGAATGTTCCCCGATACACCTACACCACCAGCAACAATGACGGTACCCGTAGTTTTAGAAAGTGTCGAGGTTGTACCCAACGCGTGTAGGTTGGTAGTGTTCACATTTGAAGCCACACCTATACCACCAGCAACAATCAGAGCACCATTTGTTCTTAGCTTAGATTCGGTTGCATTTGTTAGGGTCACCACACCATCTAGGGTGGCTGCGGCACCGAACAGTGCACCTGAGACACCCACACCACCTGCTACAATTAAGGCACCGGTGGTTTTAGAAGACGATGCGGTAGTACCATGCACCTTGGAAACACCCCCAATATGCAAGTTTTCTTGGGTACTTATACCACCAGTAACCTTGAGGGCACCTGTTGTAGCTGATGTTGAAGTAGTACTGTCAGTTAGGGTCACTACACCATCTAGGGTGGCGGCGGCACCGAATAGGGGACCCGACACACCTGCACCACCTGCGACAATTAATGAACCAGTTGTTTTAGAAGACGATGTGGTAGTATCAGTTACTTTAACACTATCAGCCTCAACATCTTCGAAGTTAGCATGTAAAGCATGAATGTTCCCTGATACACCTACACCACCAGCAACAATGACGGTACCCGTAGTTTTAGAAAGTGTTGAGGTTGTACCCAACGCGTGTAGGTTGGTAGTGTTCACATTTGAAGCCACACCTAGACCACCAGCAACAATCAGAGCACCATTTGTTCTTAGCTTAGATTCGGTTGTGTCAAGGATGACAACGCTGTTAGAGACAACATCCTCAATGAAGACATTCTTACCATGAATATCTTCACTGACCCCAATACCACCAGCAACAATGAGGGCACCAGTGGTCTTCGAAGTAGCATTAGTAGTACCATACACCTTGGAAACACCCCCAATATGTAAGTTTTCTTGAGTACTTATACCACCAGCGACTTTGAGAGCACCAGTAGTCACTGAAGTTGAAGTAGTAGTATCAGTAATATTGACACTATCAGCTTCGACATCTTCAAAATTAGCATTTAAAGCATGAATATTTTTAGAAATACCCACACCACCGGTGACAATTAGGGCACCAGTGGTTTTAGAGGAGGCATCAGTCCCGGATATTATCTTGGCAACAGCTCCAACGTTCAGGTTTTCTTGGGTACTGATACCACCAGTAACCTTGAGGGCACCTGTTGTAGCCGAGGATGAAGTAGTGTTGTCAGTTATAGTGACACTATCAGCTTCAACATCTTCAAAGTTAGCATTTAAAGCATGAATATTTTTAGAAATACCTACACCACCGGTAACAATTA